GAAGAACTTGACGAAGAACTTGACGAAGAACTTGACGAAGAACTTGACGAAGAACTTGACGAAGAACTTGATGCTACGTAAGGGGTAAGCTTAAGAATGTTGCTTGCACGTCCGGCTGAGAAATACATGCTGTCGCCAGAGGTAACCCCATAGGTGTAGTAAAGAGTGTTAGGCGAACCAGACAGCGTAAGTATGTGGGAAATATCTTCGTAGCCAATTTCGTCAGTGGCAGGGTCGATCCACATTAAATAATCCTCATCCCACGGGACAGAGTAAATGCGACCGTCCGGTCCGAGGAGGGAGCTGAATGACTTGGACGTTGATGTTGCTGTGGTAGATATTAGTGCAGCGGGTAGTGGCAGCTCATAAGATCTGTCCGTAGCAGTATCAATTTTTAGGATCGAGTTCGCCCTTCTGGGCATCGCGTAAATGTTACCGGATACGGGGTCCACAGTTCCACCCGAATATTTAACGAAGTAAGGTGGTTTATTGTCAGCGTTGTAGGAGGATACGGGCGGCGGGAATTCCAGCTCTGTCGGCAAAGGTGCATTGCCCGTCAAGGCATCCACGCCCTCATTAGTTAATCCCGTTACTGGGTCGGTGATTAGGATTCGGCCTGCGCCCATTGGGGTGCTATACAGCTTTCCGTTTGGGGCCGCAGTGACTCCCCATTTCGAATCGTAATTAGCGCCGAAGGCATTATCTGTTTCCCAATTAGGTCGGGCAGAATAAATACCTCCGGTTCGCGCAGTAGTGTATTGGAGAGCAGGGTCGAGGGTTGAATTAGGATTAGTATCCGTGTTGGTATCTAGGCGGAAAATCTCTTTTAACGGCGCTTTACCACTAAACTGGGTCGAGTGTATTACGCCTGTTGTATCTAGGGCACCCCCCCTTAGCTGGTAAGCACTTCCCACAGTTGTGGCCGAGAGGCTGCTCCCACTTGTGTCCAAGATTAGCCAGCCTGATCCCTTGTGCGGGTTGAAATACATCTTCCCGTTTGGGGCTCGTAGACCATCAACCCATTTTTGGAGTGTTCCACTAGGGACCCCCAGTGTCATTAGGGATACGGCGGATACCGAGTCGTTAGTGGGGTCAATAACGAGGACGTTACTGTCCGCGTATGGTGCGCAATAAAGTTTACCATCAGCCCCCTCCACGATAGACCGCCACTTAATATCGTTACCAACCGGACTACCAGTGCTTAGTAGGTTGTAACCAAACGGGCCTGCAGCGGCGGAGATGCCCACGCTGGTAGAACTACTGCTGGAACTCGAACTACTGCTGGAACTCGAACTACTGCTGGAACTGGAACTACTGCTGGGAATGCTCATAACCAGACTAATAGTCTAGAATTAGAGCTGCGTCGAGACCTAAGCTTAACTTTTTTTGCTCCCCCTTATGTAGAGGGCAATCAGGTAGGCATCGATCATTCCGTCGTGGGGCTTTTTGCACCGCTTGCTCGCGAGCCAGTTCTCTTCTGGCTCAAGCGATATAGCCAATGCTAAAGCGAATTCTTTGGATCGCCCTTTAGGCATCCGGCCAAGCATCTTCTTTTGCCACTTGTGGACTGAGACTCGTTGTACAGGATACTGGTGGCTTTCGGCCATGCCAACTAGTTTGCCGAAGCTGATGGCCATAGACCTGACTGCTTGCGAACTTTTCGCGTGGGCTAAAGGTTCTTCAATGGCCAGCTCAAATGGCGTGTTGAGGTCCAGAAGCCACTGCTTTATGGTGCGGATGTCGATCTCCTTTTTCTTCGACATCTGGAGAGTCGGCATGCGAATCTTGTCGATGATTCTACCGTCGAATTTAGAGACCGCGCAGAGTCCGCCGTCGAGTCCATTGTCAATTCCTACGATCATTTTTGTCGGGGTTCCCGTTCGGGAATAAAATATAACTTACAGGTATTATTCGCGGTAGTATTCCCTGTCGGGAACATTATCGCGCTCGCGCTCTTCGGTGAGCAGAGCTTTAGCAAGAATAGAGTAGTTCACGAGATCCTCGCAGGCATCGTCAACTGACTCACCTGCCACCTTCAGCTCACCGTCGTTCACGAACGACTTAATGCGCATCAGTTTATCCTGCATCCTCAACAGGAGTCCGGTTACCGGATGGAGTCCTAGTGACCGCGCTGACTTAAAGTTGGCGAGAGCGTCGATTGTTTCAGCGCCCCCACAGTAGTCGGAGTTCTTGGCTCGCATGATACCAAGCGTTTTAGCGCATGTGTCTTCGTGGAGCTTGAATAAGGTTTCGGGTTTCATGGTTAAGCTAGTATGGAGTCGGCTCTGACGAGGAGACCGTCACCTTCCGCCGGAACTAAGACGCGGATGCCGCTCGGCAGCGACTGGAGGTATAGGACTTCGCGAGCGTTGGACGGGTTGACCCGATACCAAAGGCCGCCAGCTTTGCTGACTGAAAAGCGGAAGTCTGCGCCCTCATCAATTCGAGTGATGAAGCGGGGGCCTACTTCGGGGATTCTGTTAGGGAACATGTTACTTCTTCTTTGTTTTTGGTGTTTTATGAGGCACAACATCAGCGTCGATAGTGTTATTTTTCATTGCTTTTAAGGAGCCCTTACCTTTGTCTGCCATACTGTTATTTAGAATAGAGATGTCAATCTGCATTTTGCCACCACTGCCTCCAGCCCCTTTTTCGTTTAGGCCCATGTTGCGTCGGATTAGCTGATCGAGATCAGATAGCTCCTTCACGGTTCGCGGACCCTTAATCGTTTTTAAGGAATCGCGAAGCAGTTTGATTCCTGCTGCGGCAATGTAGTGCTGGTATTTGTCAGCTACGGTGGACTGCGACTCTGCAATTTCAGCGAGTGATATGTCTTCGTCTTCAGAAGCTTGCTTCTTGAGATCCCGAATAGCTGCGTCTGACATAGGCTCTAGTATGTCGTAAACTGTTTCGTCTAGTGCGCCTTCACTTTCTTTTTTGTGGATGCGTTTCAGCTCGTCTTTCGGCGTGTTCTTCACCAGCCCTCTAGGACGTGGGGGACATGAAGCTCGTTTAAACCATGTTCTAACCGTATTATAATGAACACCGTAGTGTTCCGCTACGGCGGTGTTAGACCACCCTTTCTTAATGAGGTCATAAGCTTCCTGTAAGTTAGGGTTCACCTTAAGTTGTTCAGCAAACAAAGCCTTGTCTTTGGGTTCCATTGACATTATTTATACTTAATATGCCTAAAGAAGCAGTAGGGGGCAAGAAAATTCTTGAGCCTCGCATTCATCCAGTTACTAAGAAGATGGATATTGGGGGACTCTCAATACCACCAACCAGTTTACTTACCGCGCTGCTCTACGGATTCGCGCACCACCCTAAAGTTCTGGCAAGGGAATATTATTTCTGGCGTGTGTGCGACGAACTCTGGAATCACGATGGATTGCCGGAACCTATGATGGTCCGTCATACTTGGGCAGAGCAAATGATTCGTGCTGCGCTGAATGATAAGTATCTTGCCATCGGTGGCTCCGCTTCATCTGGCAAGTCGCACACGATGGCTGCATGGGGGATCGTTCAATGGTTGAGCCAGCCACGAGACACGCTGGTCCTGATGACCTCTACCACGCTACGGGAAGCACGAAAAAGGATTTGGGGTTCAGTCATGTCCTTGCTCTCTGTGATTGAGGGTGCACCAATCAAGATTCGGGATTCAATTGGAAACGCGGCCTACGTTGACGAGCGGGGCATCCTCATTGAGCGTGCAGGGCTATCGTTGATCGCAGCGGAGAAGTCCAAGACGAGAGAGGCCATCGGAAAGTTCATCGGTATTAAACAGAAGAGGGTCATCCTCATCGGGGACGAGCTGTCAGAATTGTCGGAGGCTATCCTTAACGCAGGTCTGACTAACTTGTCGAAGAACCCATCGTTCCAGATGATCGGGATGAGCAACCCGAACTCTCGCTTCGATGCTTTCGGTGTGTGGTCTGAGCCTAAAAACGGTTGGGAGTCAATTGACACGCAGACTGCGGATGAGTGGAGGACGAAGTGGGGAGGTAAGTATATTCGACTCGATGGCGAACGCAGTCCTAATATACTGCTAGGTGAGGTTAAGTATCCTTGGCTACCCACCGCTGAAAAGCTGGAGGAGGACAGAATCCTTTTGGGTCCTGAATCTCGCGGCTACATGCGGATGGTCCGCGCCATCTTCTTCGACAGTGACGAGACCACCGGAATCTACTCCGAAGCGGAGATGGTTAAGAGTGGTTCTTTGGGGGACGTTGATTGGGCTGATACCCCTACCATCGTCGCCGGAATCGATCCGGCATTCACCAACGGTGGGGACAGGACAATTATGTATACCGCCGAAGTTGGATACGCCCGTAATGGTCAATATGTCTGCAAGCTGGGTGAGGCGATCCACCTCAACGATGATGCGACGAACAAGGCGATTCCCCGAACATACCAAATAGTCCACCAAATCATTGACCACTGCAAGAGGCGCAATATCTCGCCCACTAATGTGGCTCTCGACTCGACCGGAGCGGGGGCACCCTTCTGTGATGTTCTAGCTGGCGAATGGGAGAGTTCGTTCATGAGAGTCACCTTTGGGGGCAAGGCTTCTGACAAGCGGGTCAGCATGAACAGTCAGCTAACGGGAACCGAACTCTACGTTAACCGAGTTTCAGAACTCTGGTTCGTTGGAAAAGAGCTGATGCGAACGAGGCAACTCTACGGAATCTCATCCGATTTGGCCAAAGAGATGTGTGCCAGAAACTACGACATGGTAAAAACGGGATCGCTAAAAGTGAAAATTGAGTCGAAGCCGGAGTTTAAATCGCGCTTCGGTCGTAGTCCCGATTTAGCAGACGCCGCGTTTTTGGCTCTCGATTGCGCCCGTCAGCGGTTGGGCATGGTTGCCATCGACCCGCCTAAAGACGTTGATGGTAAAGGGTTCAGGGATCAGGTTACGATTAAAAGTCTTAGTAACGCACTCAGCAATCCCGACACCGCCTTACTCAGTTGAACAGGGGTTAATGCTGTATTCATATGGTTTGTTTATTAAAAAAGTCTATGCGTGAGGGGGGTAATGCTGCGTGAGACTTAGGCAGCATTACCTCCTTTTAGAGGATACTTTATTTATAAGGATACAGATTTATACAGCATTAACCGCTACGCAAAAGGCTGTTGGGATTACTGTTCGTTGACAGTTGCATTGAATTCTGGTAATTTAAGCCACGCGGCGTCCCGCACTTGAGACAACCGCAAACCTAACGGAAGTATGGCAACTAACGCAGAAAAAAAAGCGGCGCTAAATAAAGCCAAAGACGACAAAAAGAAGGCAGATGCGACAGCAAAGGTTGCCTCCACGAGTGGACTCGATCAACAGGAGGCGAAGAATGATGACAACTACGAGGTAGGCAGCGGCGAATTTGGCGCTGGCGGTGA